AGCTCATGATGAGTATGCTCCCATTGGATTACCTACAGCGTAAGAAATCATCTTACCGTAGTAATCAAATGGAGAGTCAACCATCACTGACTTCCAGGCTTCCACGTAATAATGTGGGAGTCTACCTTTTAATAATAAAACAATAGTTTCCATTGGAAATCTATCGGTTGCATTAGAAAGATCTACTGAATAGTAGATCTCCTGATTGCTAATTATTTTTTGAAAGGCACCTTGGTCGAAAGTCATATCCTGTGGAATCCTTTTCAAAATTGAAAATAAGTAAGAATGCAATTGACGAAGACTGGTCTGAGACCAGTAATCTAAAATTGCAATAATACGAGTTTTCAGTTCTTTATCTGGAAACCATATTAATTTCCGATATCTTTCTCCGACTCCCATAAGTATGGGAAGACGAGTAAGAATATCTTGAGAAGTTAATAAAAGATCTATTATTTTAGATAACTTAGGACCACCAATGATTTTAATATTTTCAATTACCGAATTAGGTAAACAGAAAAGATCAAGCATTGATGTTCAAAGAGCGTTTCCTCCTTTAGAGGGACCACTTTTTGTTGTCAAATGAAATCTATTAAATAATAGTCTTTTTGGTATGCTTTCTGCGGGATTTGGGAAACCTAAATCTTTTCAGAAAGAATCCACCATTAATCTCATATCAGGCAATACACCAACTTTCTGTTGGCTTTGAATGATAGAGGTAATATCTGGATTTCTTCCTAGATTAAGGCTTCTACTTGAATATAATATAGTAAGAATCAATCGGATTAAAAATAATCGGAATGACTCTTGTCTATTACTATATTCATTATAGAACGCCAAGATTTTTGGTAACCCCTTTACAGTACATGATACTAAAGTCGATTTAACTGGTTTCCCAGATAGGTAAGCTAGAAAGATCATCCTTACTTCTTTCATATAAGAAATAAGAAAGGGTTGACCTCTAGATTTACCTATTAAATCTAACTTTTCTATCATAGATTGTAACTTAGGCAGAGCCACTATTAATTGTTTGTTTTCACATTCAATTAATCAACTCACTACTTTGTAACTCAAAATAAGAAAATTATTTTTTAAATTTAATTTTTTCATTTTATTATTATAAAGAAGGCCAAAAGATTCCTGTTATAGATAAATAACTCCATTTTCCTTAGGAAGAGAAGGAATACAAGAACTTATATTTAAACTTAAATATAAGCTTAACTATTAAGATTAGTAATCTTATTAGTGTATTCCAGTCAACCTAAGAGGTATGCTACTTATTCATAAAAGGGTCTATATTTCCTCCAATCCCTAAATACACGTTATGTGTAAATAGGGAGGAAATATGGGGAAGTCAGTGCTCTTTTGATAACACTTCCAGAAGTACCAACTTCAAGGTGAAGCTAGTACGACTAGACATTATATATTAATTTCAACTTTAGAGGGTTTATTTCTAAAGTAATATATAATGAAGCCGAAGGGACTTGTCC